GCGCTGAAATGCCTTCTAACTCTGACCTTATCAAATGGGCGGAGCAAGGAAGACTACACACTAAATACACTAACGTAACTTCAGGTGCAGCAGCAGCTCAAGATACAGCTACATTAACAGTAAATGACACACTTGTGCCAGGTACAGGTGGTATTGCTATTAGAGTAGGTCAAACATTTATGTTATCTGACAGCTCAATTGGTTCTACAAACAGTAACAAAGGTATCGTTACTGCAGTAAACTATGGCGCAGGTACTATCGATGTTGCATACTACGAAGCAGGTGGTCAGACAATGGCCGCAGGTGTACAGTGTTCATTATTTATTTATGGTTCTGAATTCCAAAAGGGTTCAGTTGCTATGGAAAATTCATTAGAAGCTGACGACGTTATCTTCCAGAATAGCCCAATCATTATCAAAGATCTTTACGAAGTATCTGGTTCTGATATGGCTCAGATTGGATGGATCGAAGTTACTACTGAAAACGGAGCAACAGGATACTTATGGTATTTAAAATCAGAGCATGAAACAAGATTAAGATTCGAGGATTACCTAGAAACAGCTATGGTGGAAGCAGTTCCAGCAGAGGCAGGTTCAGGTGTGGCAGCTATCGCAGCTGGTGTAGCATCAGGAGCAGGTAACAAAGGATCTGAAGGGTTGTTCTATGTATTAGGTCAAAGAGGAAATGTTTGGGGCGGTGGAATTCCAGCGGCTTTAGCAGACTTTGACGCTATCATTCAGAGATTAGATAAGCAAGGTGCTATCGAGGAAAATGTATTATTCTTAAACAGAGAATTTTCTTTTGACGTTGATGATATGTTAGCTGCACAAAATTCATATGGTGCAGGTGGTAGCTCTTACGGATTATTTGATAATGACGAAGAGATGGCTTTAAATTTAGGATTCTCTGGATTCAGAAGAGGTTATGATTTCTACAAAACAGATTGGAAATACCTTAACGATCCTACTATGAGAGGTGATATTGTTGGAGGAAAAATCAATGGTGTACTTGTACCCGCTGGTTCTACTTCAGTATACGATCAAATCTTAGGTAAGAACGCTAAGAGACCATTCTTACACGTAAGATATAGAGCTTCTGAAACTGAAGATAGAAGATACAAAACATGGATTACTGGTTCTGCTGGTGGCGCTGCTACAACTGGAACAGACGTAATGCAAGTTAACTTCTTATCAGAAAGAGCGCTTTGTACTTTAGGTGCAAACAACTTCTTCTTATTCCAAGATGCGTAATAAGTAGTTTTATAATATCGGGGGTAGATGCCACGCATGTAAAAGCCCTGTACTCTACCCCTTGATATTTTTTATAAATTTTAAATTAAATCAAATGAAAAAAAATAAAAAAGTATACGAGGATAAAGTATACAGACTCACCAGAGATGCAGCACCTCTTTCATATATGCTGTCATCAAAACATACAAAAAGAAAAGCCCTACTATACTTCGACGAAGAAACAGGAATCAATAGAGCTTTACGTTATGCTAGAAATCAAAAATCAATCTTTGAAGATGAGCAGGATGGTAATGCAATATTAGAGCCTATTATATTTGAAGAAGGAATGTTGAGGGTTCCAAGACAAAATCAAATTTTACAAGAATTTTTAAAACTTCATCCAGGCAATGGTAATGTTTTTTACGAAGTAAACAATGAGCAAGATGCTGCTGAAGCCATGGAAGTAATGAACTTTGAATTAGAAGCTCAAATCGCTGCACGTGATTTAAGCCTTTCTAAGCTCGAAAGTATTTCCAGGGTAGTATTAGGTATTCGAGCGGATAAAATGACCACAGCAGAGCTTAAAAGAGACATTATGGTGTTTGCCAGAAGAGATCCCCAAGAATTTTTAGATTTAATTAATGATCCAATGGTTGAGCTTCAAGATGAAGTAGTTAAAATGTTTAGCGCAACTTTGTTACAAATGAGAAATAAAAACAGAGATGTATATTTTAATTTGAAGAAAAACAAAACTAAAATGCTTACGGTTCCTCATGGCGAAGAAGTATCGTTTATTGTTGCTTCTTATTTTCAGACTGATGAAGGCGTAGAGTCTTACAAGCTGCTAAAGAAAATGCTAGAAAAATAAAAGGGCACAACCTCGAATAAATCAAAACGTATTTTTTTTATGTATCTTTGTATAAATACTAGATACGATGATAAACGAAGTACGAAATGCTGTAATGGCTGTGATAAATAAAAACAACTACGGGTACATTTCCCCCAGTGATTTTAATTTATTTGCAGAACAAGCCCAGCTTGATATATTCGAGGATTATTTTTATTTATACAACAATCAATTAAATGCAGAGGTAATGCGTAAATCTGGAACAGGATACGCTAATATTACCAAAGGCATAGTTGAAGTTATAGATAGTTTTTCTGTAAATACTATTCTAACTCAAATAAATGCGAATACATATAGACTGCCTTCTGACTACTATTTAGTAGATAAAATATTTTATTATTCAAATTTATTAGATTCAGGAACAGCCACATCTACACTTGGATCGCTATTACTAGACGGAAGTCAAAATTTTTTAAGCACCGTTACCCCGGGTAGCCTGGTGGTAAATTCAACTATATCACTACAAGCTTTTGTTGTTTCAGTAGATAGTGACATTCAGCTGACACTCAGCAGCCCTATAATGGCATCAGGCCAAAACTATTCAATTTACTCAAACACCCATATTAAGGAAGTAGAAAGAATTACGCAGAACAAAATATTTTACCTTACAAACTCAAACATTGCTGCTCCAACTACAATGTTCCCAGCATATGTATTAGATAGCGCAACTGGAACGGCATTAGGAAATACAGTTACCGTTTATCCTACGACTATCACTGGGGCAGCTGACATACACGCTCAATATGTGAGATACCCCCTCGCACCCAAATGGACGTTTACCACATTGTCTGGGGGTGAGCCAGTGTTTAATGCATCGGCTAGTGATTATCAAGATTTTGAACTACCTACTTCTGACATGAATGGATTAGTAAATAAAATATTGCAGTACGCTGGTGTATCAGTAAGAGAAAATGATGTAACTAAATTTGGTCAGTCATTGGAGGCAGAAGATAGATTAACCGAAACAACACAATAAGATTATGGCATATTTAACAGGTTATCAATATTATGAAAATTCAGGCAACATTCCAGAAGATGCAAACTGGGGCAGCTACCAGTATGTTTCCTTGGAGGATATAGTAAATAATTTTATGCTTATTTACAACGATAATCTACAATTAATAAATAATGTCAATAGATACCAAGTTTTATTTTATGCTAAAAGAGCTATACAGGAATTAAATTATGATGCCTTCAAAGAAATAAAAGTTTTAGAGCTTGATGTATGTGATAGATTGAGGTTTGTTTTGCCGCCAGATTTTGTAAATTATGTACGAATATCTATGTATAAAGATGGTTTGCTATTTCCTTTAAGTGAAAACATACAAATTAATTCAGCAACTAGCTATCTACAAGATCATGATTGTAAAATTTTATTTGATATAAATGGAAATATATTGCAGGCTGAATACTCGGCGGTAGACAGACAAAGAATTGCCGGAACTAAAAAATCAATTTATTTAGGAGAGGGCCCTTATCACGGTAGAGAAGGATTCTGCATAGATGGATGCTGGTACTTTGACTACAGAATTGGCGCTAGATTTGGGTTAAATAGTGAAACCGCAAATATAAATCCTACATACAGAATAGACAAAAAAGCTGGAGTTATTAATTTCAGCTCAGACATGGCTAATCAATTATGTGTATTAGAATATGTTTCTGATGGTATGGAGAATGGAAATGATGCTGCCGTTAGTGTAAATAAATTATTTGAAGATTACGTTTATTCGTATATTAAATATGCTATTCTAAATTCAAGATTGGGAGTACAAGAATTTATAGTTAATAGAGCAAGAAAAGATAAATCAGCGCTTTTAAGAAATGCAAAAATTCGCCTAAGTAATATACATCCAGGTAGGCTTTTAATGAATCTTAGAGGCCAATCAAAGTGGATTAAATGACAGTAATACAAACTAATTTTATTAAAGGCCGAATGAATAAATCGGTCGATGAAAGACTGCTTCCACCAGGTGAATATGTAGATGCTTTAAACGTGCGTTTAGGATCTACTGAAGACACAGAGATAGGATCAGTAGAAAACTCTAAGGGTAATTTAATGATAGCTGAATTAAGCTATGATGGAGTTGTTTTGAATCCAACCAGCACGAAATGCATTGGCGTTTTAGAAGATGGCGCAAACAACACAATATATTGGTTTGTTCATGATTCAGCTAATGCGCAGTCAGCAACAGGTAAAGTTGATATGATTGTGTCTTACAATGTTATAAATAACAATTTAGTTTATCATGTCATATCTACAAGTGTATTGAATTTTGATTCATCTTATTTAATTAATGGTGTAAACAAGATAGATGATTTGTTGTTTTTTACTGACAACCTTAATCCTCCAAGATGTATTAATGTTAATAGAGCTTATCTACCCCCAACAGCGTTAGATGTAGATCAGATTACAGCCGCAGAGCTTAATGTAATTAAAGCGCCGCCAATGTCTGCACCTACAATTAACTTGCTTCAATCAGGTCAAGAAGAAAACTTTTTAGAAAAAAACATTGTAAGCTTTGCTTATAGATATAGATATTTGGATGACGAATATTCTGCCATATCTCAGTTTAGTGATATTGCTTTTGTGCCTAGTTTTTTTAGTTTGAATACCAGTGATTTATCTAACGCTGGAATGGAAAACTCTTTTAATACAGCTGAAGTTACATTCAACACTGGTAGTAAATTAGTTAAAGAAATAGATTTACTGTTTAAATATGCAAATCAACCAGGGGTTTATGTTATTGAAAAGTTTAACAAAGGCATATTAGGATGGTCTAATAATATAAATAGAACCGAAGTATTTAGACACAACCAAATATATACTGCTCTTAGCGACAATCAATTGACTAGACTGTTTGACAATGTTCCACGCACAGCAAAGTCTCAAACTATTATGGCGAACAGATTGATGTACGGAAACTATGTGGACGGATACAATGTTAACAATCAATTAAACTACACGGTATCTCAACAATCTGAGGTAATTAACTTACAAGAATTTACCGGGGTGCTATCAAGTGGTGCATATACAATAGACATAAGCAAAACAATAAGTAATGCTGTTGCTACATTTGATTTTACAAATATAGACAACGCAGCATCTCTAAAACAAGACTCACAAATAGGATTTCAATTTAATTTCCAATCAGAAGATTTTGATGCACCGGGTGGTGGCGCCCCTCCAGGCATTCCAACTCAACCTACAACCTCTATTACTTTTACAATTACTTTAAATCAAGATTACAATAGTATATATGATTTATTTAGTGGAACTTTTGCAAACGAACAGATAGGAACAGTTTCTAATATTGTTACAGGACCATTCACCACAACAAGTCCTTGTACCGGAACTACATTTACAGACATATTAAATTGTGCTATTACAGATCAATCTCCTAATTTACATACGTTTTCCGGCATAGATGGCAGAGATGAGCCAATTAAAATTACTACTAATCCAGGTAGTTCATCAGTTAGCCTGCAGTTAGTTGCCGCAGAATT